CCGTGCCGCAGCCGCCGAAGCGGTGCTTAAGCCGTAAGGCGGGAATTGTGCGGTGATGCCTCAACAAATTTTAATACAAAGGAGATTTACCCATGGCTGAATATATGAACAACATGCCGGATGCTGCCCTGGACTGGGACAGCGAGGTTACCAACGAACAGCGGGAATTTGTGCTGCTGCCTGCGGGCGATTACCTGTTTACCGTGCAGAGCTTTGAGCGTGCCCGCTATGAGGGCAGCGCCAAGCTGCCGCCCTGCAGCATGGCCAAGCTGACCATTATCATCCATGGCGGCGACAAAGGCGAAACCACCGTCACCCACCGCCTGTACCTGCACACCAAGACCCAGGGCCTGCTGGGCGCCTTTTTTGAGAGCATCGGCCAGTGCAAGCGCGGCGAGACGTTCCGCCCCCGCTGGAACGAAATTGTCGGTGCGCAGGGCATGTGCCGCCTGGGCGTGCGGGAATACACCAAGCAGAGCGGCCCCCACGCCGGTGAGACCGGGCAGGCCAACGAGATTGAAAAGTTCCTGCCCCGCCCCGAACCCACCGCCGCCCCCAGCACCGGGTGGAAGCAGGGAGCGTTTTAAGTTAGGAGGTAGGAAGTAGGAGTTAGGAGTTTATGGTGTGCGCTAACGCGCACGGTTTGAATATCAGGCTTTTCATAATTTCAAAATTGCGGCGCAAGCCGCTTCTTCAACTCCTAACTCCTAACTCCTAACTCCTCACTAACACGGAAAGGATACTTATGCCCAACACAAACTCTCTCCCCCTCCGCCCCTACCAGCAGCGGGCGAAGGAACAGATCCATACAGAGTGGGAACAGGGGCGGCTGCGCACGCTGCTGGTGCTGCCCACCGGCACCGGCAAAACCATTGTGTTTGCTGCCGTGGCCGAAGACCAGGTGCGCGCCGGGGACCGGGTGCTGATCCTGGCCCACCGCGGCGAACTGCTGGAACAAGCCGCCGACAAGCTGCAAACATCAACCGGCCTGGGCTGCGCGGTGGAAAAAGCCGAACAATCCTGCCTGGCCAGCTGGTACCGCGTTGCCGTTGGCAGCGTCCAAAGCCTGCAGCGCCCCCAGCGGCTGGAAAAGTTCCCCCACAGTTATTTCAGCACCATCATCATTGACGAAGCCCACCACGCCGTGACCGATGGCTACCGCCGCATTCTGGACTGGTTCCCCGCGGCAAAAGTCCTGGGTGTAACGGCCACACCCGACCGCGGCGACCTGCGCAATCTGGGCGAGGTGTTCGACAGCCTGGCCTATGAGTACAAACTCACCGATGCCATCCGGGACGGCTTTCTGTGCCGCATTATGGCGCAGACCATCCCCCTCAGGCTGGATATCTCCACCGTGGGCATGTCCGGCGGGGACTATGCTGTGGGCGAACTGGGCAGCGCCCTGGACCCTTATCTTGACCAGATCGCGGCCGAGATGGCGCACTACTGCAAGGGGCGCAAAACCGTTGTCTTTCTGCCGCTGATCAAAACCAGCCAGAAATTCCGGGATACCCTGAACCGCCACGGATTCCATGCTGCCGAGGTCAACGGCCAGAGCACCGACCGCGCCCAGGTCCTGGCAGATTTTGACGCCGGAACTTACAACGTGCTGTGCAACAGCATGCTGCTGACCGAAGGCTGGGACTGCCCCAGTGTGGACTGCGTTGTGGTGCTGCGCCCCACCAAGGTGCGCAGCCTGTACAGCCAGATGGTGGGGCGCGGCACCCGCCTGCACGAAGGCAAAAAGGACCTGCTGCTCCTGGATTTCCTCTGGCTGACCGACCGCCACGAGCTCTGCCGCCCGGCCGACCTTGTGTGCGAGGACCACGCCGTTGCCCAGCAGATGACCGATAACCTGGCTGCCGCCGCCTGCCCGGAGGACGTGGAGGAAGCCGCCAAGCAGGCCGCCGAAGATGTGGTGGCCCAGCGGGAGGAAGCCCTTGCCAAGCAGCTGGAAGAACAGCGCCGCAAGCGCGCCCGCCTGGTTGACCCGCTGCAATACGAAATGAGCATCCAAGCTGAGGATCTGGCCGGTTATGTGCCCGCCTTTGGGTGGGAAGCCGGTCCCCCCAGCGCCGAGCAAACCGCCGCGCTGGAAAAGCAGGGCATCTGCCCTGACGCGGTGGAATCCGCCGGCAAAGCATCCCTGCTGCTGGACCGGCTGAACAAGCGCCGGGATGAGGGATTAACCACCCCCAAGCAGATCCGCTGCCTGGAAAAATACGGCTTCCAGCATGTGGGCACCTGGAGCTTCAACGCCGCCAAGCACATGATCGACCGTATCGCCGCCTGCGGCTGGCGCGGCACCCCCAAGGGCGTGGACCCAAAGACCTATATGCCCTCTGCGGAAACAACCCCAATCTTTGACTTCGGATGGTAAACGGAATGGACAATGCAAATGATCTCAAGGAAGCCTTGGACTTTATCTCCCCGGCAAACTTGACCTATGAGGAATGGGTCACGGTGGGTATGGGGCTGAAAGAAGCCGGGTTCCCTGTTACCGCATGGGAGCAATGGAGTTCCCGCGATGGCAGCCGGTACCACAAGGGCGAATGTGCCCGCAAGTGGGAAAGTTTCCGCGGCAATCCCAAACCGATCACCGAGAACAGCATTTTCGCCCTGGCACGCAATCACGGCTGGCCGGGCCCCGCCGGGCATGAGCTGGACTGGAACGACGCGATCTGCGCCCCCGGCACCCGGCCGGACGGCGTTGTGGTGGATACCCGCTGGCTGGATGTGCAGGAGCTGAACATCCCCGAACAATGGGACCCCGCCGACCAGCTGCGCCGCTACCTGCAAGCCCTGTTTGAACCGGAAGAGCATGTTGCCTATGTGACCGAAAGCTACCTGCGGGATGACCGCTATGCCCCCACAAAAGGCTGCTGGGACCGCACCGCCGGTCAGCTGATGGACGAGCTTGCCCGCTGCGGCGGGGACATCGGCGCTGTGGTGGGCGATTACAACCCCGCCGCCGGTGCCTGGATCTGCTTCAACCCCGTGGAGGGCGGCCGCAGCAACAACAATGTGACCGACTACCGCTATGCCCTGGTGGAATGCGACAACATGGAGCTGGAAAAGCAGCAGGCCATTATCCGCCAGCTGGAACTGCCCTGCGCGGCCCTGGTGTACAGCGGCAGCAAAAGCCTGCACGCCATTGTGCGGGTCGGCGCGCCGGATTATACCGAGTACCGCCGCCGGGTTGACTACCTGTACGCTGCCTGCAAGAAAAACGGCCTGACGCTGGACGAAGCCAACCGCAACCCTGCCCGCCTATCCCGCATGCCGGGCATCCTGCGCGGCGGCAAAAAGCAGTACCTGCTGGAAACCAACACTGGCAAATCCTGCTGGGAGGAATGGAAAGACTGGTTTGAAGCCTGCACGGACGACCTGCCCGATACCGAAAATCTTGCCGATGACTGGGCCAGCCTGCCGCCGCTGGCAGATGCCCTGATTGAAGGAGTGCTGCGCCAGGGTCACAAAATGCTGCTGGCCGGGCCCAGCAAAGCGGGCAAAAGCTTTGCCCTGATCGAACTGTGCATCTGCCTTGCCGAGGGTGCCCCCTGGCTTGGCCGCTTTGCCTGTGCGCAGGGCAAGGTGCTTTATATCAATCTGGAACTGGACCGCGCCAGCTGCCTGCACCGCTTCAAGGATGTATACGAAGCTTTGCACCTGCCGCCCCGGAACCTTGCCAACATCGACATCTGGAACCTGCGCGGTGCCTCCGTCCCCATGGATAAGCTGGCTCCCCGCCTGATCCGCCGGGCTGCCAAGAAAGGCTACCTGGCCGTTGTGCTGGACCCGATCTATAAAGTCATCACCGGCGATGAAAACAGCGCTGACCAGATGGCCAAGTTCTGCAACCAGTTTGACCTGGTCTGCCGGGAACTGGACTGTGCCGTCATCTACTGCCACCACCACAGCAAGGGCGCGCAGGGCGGCAAGCGCAGCATGGACCGTGCTTCCGGCTCCGGTGTGTTTGCCCGTGACCCGGATGCCATGCTGGATATGACCGAGATGGTCCCCACCGATGCCATCCGGGAGCAGCTGCACAACAAAGCGGCCTGCGCCGCAGCCAAAGCCCTGCTGGATGCCCGCGGCCATGCCGATGCTTACGGCCCGGACGATGCCCTGAGCCGCAGCCGGATGCTGGCCATTGCCAAGGAACACCTGCCGCTGCCCGATCTGCACCGCCTGGATGCAGACACCGCGGCTGCCATCAAGCGCGCCGATGCCATGACCGCCTGGCGCATTGAGGGCACTCTGCGCGAGTTCGCCCGCTTTGACCCAGTCAACCTCTGGTTCGACTATCCCGTACACAAGCTGGACAGCGGCCTGCTGGAGGACCTGCAGCCAGAAAGCGATTACAAGCAGCTTGGCTCCCGCGGTGCCGCAAAGCGCTGGGGAGACAAAGATACTGCCGCCAAAAGCAAGCGTGCCGAACTGCGCACCGCCTTTGAAGCCTGCACCATGGATGGTAAAGTGACCATTTACAGCATGGCTGAATACCTGAACCTGAAGCCCGATACCGTGCGCCGACGCCTGAAATCCGACGGCGGATTTTGGATTGATGGCACCAGCGTGGGGCTGAAAGAGCCCGGAAGTAACGGATAATATTTCTTATATTTCACGGAAAATAGCCGCTATCACAAATCCGTCCGAACTTCCGTATTTCGGAAAATAGCCGCTATCCGTACCAAATACGGACGGAAAATAGCCTTATATATATAGTAAAAATCCGTCCGTGTGTTGGGGTATCCCAGAGGATGGGGCGTACACAGCCCCCATCCCTCCGGGAACCCACCCCAACACGTTGGCCACAGAAAAAGAACGAGGTGAAAATACATGCAATTTTTTATTCCCATGCAGCCGCCCACCACAACCCACAATGCCAAGCAGCTGCATGCCTTTATGCGCGGCGGCAAGCCCTGCGCCGTGTTGCACGACAGCCCGGAGCTGAAAGCCACCCGTGCCAAGCTGCACGCCTACCTGGCCCCTTATGCACCGCCTACCCCCTGCAGCGGCCCGGTGCGGCTGTTGGTCAAGTGGCTGTTTCCCACTGACGGCCGCCACAATGACGGCGAGTGGCGCACCACCAAGCCCGATACCGACAACCTGGAAAAAGCCCTGAAAGACGAAATGACCCGCCTGCACTTCTGGCGCGATGACGCATTCGTGTGCAGTGAGGTGGTTGAAAAGTTCTGGGCCGATACCCCCGGCATTTTCATCAAGGTGGTGGAATTATGATGCCTGTTTCAAGCGGCATGCGGTTCGATGCGGAAAACAGCCGGTGCATCCCTGCCGAACGGATGACGCCGGACGAATTGCGCCAGCTGCACCGCCTGGCCATTGAGCGCCGCCCCGAAGCCTGCTCGGGCTGCGGGCTGGATCACGACTGCTTCGTGCACGGATGTGCCGTCATCCGCAAAGCATTGCAGCTGTTGGGAGGTGAGAAGGATGCCTGTCTTTGATTCCAACTGTCTTTACGTCCTCAAATGCCTAGCCCTTGTGTTCCTGGCTGCCCCCTGCATCCTGTTTGCGGGGGCCATGCTGATCTGCCTGCTGATTTGGTGCGGGCTGCATATTACCCGCGCGCTGAAACTGCGGCTGCTGGGGCTGCCGCGGTGTGGGCGCTGCCGCTACTGGGCCACCGTCCAGTGCCCCCTGTACGGCCGCAACACGCCAAGCGATTTCTGCAGCCGCGGCGAAAGGTGGGGTGACTGATGGATATCCTGCTCTCGATCATCGGCAGCGCCATCCTGGCCGCGCTGCTGGCCGCCGCCTACGCCGCCGGGCTCTGCGCCGGAAAAGCCGCCGCCCACCTGGACGAGGACGACGAGCCGAAGATCTACATGGATCATACGCATGGAGGTGAGGATTGATGCCGAAATATTCCGATAAGCCCTGCGCCCGCTGCGGCAAAATGATGCTGCATGCCTATTGCAGCCAGCGATACTGCAAAGCCTGTGCCCCGCTGGTGCGCAGCGACGATGCCATCATCAGCCGGGCCAAGCAGCGCAGTAAACGTGCCATGAGCGAGATTGCCCGCGTGAACGGTCTCGCCCGCGCCGAAGGCAAGACCTATGGCTGCTATGTGGCCCTGCACGAGCCGCGGAAGGGGTGATGCCGATGAGCAGGCCGCATTATGGCTGGTGGGGATATGTAAAAGATATCATCCGCCGCTATCCCACTCTTTGCGAACAGGAAAAAGCCCTGCACGAAACCTGTATCAGCCCCGATCTGAGTGGTATGCCCCGCGGCTCCGGTACCCCCACCGACCCCGTGGCCGATGCCGCCCTGCGGGAACTGCCGGAGATCAACCGCCGGGAAATGGAAGCCGTGCGCCAGGCCATTGCTGAAACCCTGACCCTGGATACCGGCCAAGAGCGCCTACAGGTGATCCGGTGCGTTTTCTGGGACAAAACGCATACACTGGAAGGGGCAGCAATGAAGCTGCACATAAGCTATGTAACAGCGCGTAGATGGCACGGTGAATTTATTCGGCTTGTGGGTAAAGTGTTCGGATTTTTGTGATTTTTTTGTTATCCGTTGACAACATTCGCTTGCAGGTGTAGAATGTAACTGAAATCTAGTTACATTCTGTAAAGTGTGGTGTTGTGATGTCAAGCAAAGAAAAACTACTGGAAAAATTGTTTCGACAGCCTCTTCCTAAAAATTTCACAGTGGTTGAACTGAATTCATTGATGAAGAAATGTAACTGTACATTAGCAAGTGGCGGACGAGGTTCCAGTATATCATTTTATCACGTGCCAACAAAGCGCATTCTTCAATTTGATGCACCCCACCCAGAGAAAGATTTATATTCGTATCAGGTAAAAATGGTTAGAAACTTCTTGAAGGAGGTAAACGAAATGTAGCGATCCACTATTTTTTATTATTTGAAAGAAAGGGAGGGATTTGGCCATGGCAAAATTAGCCGAATACCGTGGTTACCATGCCAAATTTGAGTACGATCCTGACGACAACATATTTGTTGGAAGTGTTATTGGGATTTCGGACTCGTTAAATTTTCATGCAGAAAATACTGCTGAACTAATTGAGACATTTCATAATAGCATTGATAATTATCTTACTTTCTGTGCCCAGGTTGGAAAAACGCCCGATAAAGAGTATAGCGGAACATTTAATGTAAGAGTTTCTCCTGAATTGCATAAAAAGGCTTCCCTTAAAGCTCAGGAAGAAGATATTTCTTTAAATAAAGTTGTAGAAAACGCATTAACTTCATATTTTTCTACCGACAACATTCTTCTTGATCGTTTTACAAAAGGAATCGAAGTTTTTGCTGACTCTGTAAAATCTCTATCATCTTCCATTTCGCTTACAACTGCATCAGCGATAAGTAATAACAAGTTTCCTGAAAGCAATTATTTTAATAACAATCAAAATCGAATTGCCCTATCTTCTTCTAATTACAGTATGCATAATAAAATTATACAATAACGGAGATTGTTTACTAATGATTAAAGAACTCTTGAATAATTCTTATCGTGCTGGACTTGCCAATATTGATTTGCAAGATTTGAAAGAGCTCCCATCTGATGCTCCAGCTGCAGAATTCACATTTCATGATGATATAGCATGGCATATCCTTCCTGATAGATTAAGAATTGAATGTACTCGTGAATTTTCTTTTAACCCCGAATGCAACTTTCGACTAAGAATCACTTATTTTGTGGAACACTTTTTGAAAGAAGAGAATTCCCTTTCAAACGTATCCAAAGAGGATGTCACAAAAGAGATTAGTGAAGACCTTGATTATTACCTACAAACCTCACAGGGGCTTGCGGCAAGACTTTCCATGCTTGCTGCACAGATCACATCTACTTTTGGGGGAACACCAGCAATCACCCCACCGTTCTTTCCAATAAAACGAGCATGAGCTTAAAACGCCAAAATTCCATGCTATAATACTATCATCAAAAGCCGTAAGGAACAGGGCAACCGCCTTACGGCTTTTGTATTGTCATTTTATCCTCCCCATTTCAGCCAGACGGCCATGCCCCGCATGGCTGTTTTTATGCCGCACAGCCGGCCCTTGGCAGGGGCGCTGTGTTCCCAAGCAACGGCACAGCAAGGGTGCAAGGCCCTTGTGCGGCCCCACTCCCCGGCACCCGGCAAAGGCTCACACATTTACTCTCTTTCCTTTTGCCCATGCGTGCCGGGGGTTCTTTAATATTCCACCCCGCCCCAACATGGCGGGGTATTTTATTGCAGAAAGGCGGTGACCACCGTGCCATCCATTACCCCCAAGCAGGAACGTTTTTGCCAGGAATACATTGTGGATTATAACGGCACCCAGGCCGCCGTACGGGCCGGGTATGCCGCAAACTCCGCCCGCAAAACGGCCAGCCGCCTGCTGACAAATGCGGACATTCTTGCGCGCGTGCGCGAATTGCAGCGCGAACAGACAGCCCGCCTGGCCTTAACGCAGGACTATGTTCTGCAGCAGCTTGTGGATACCTACCGCTGCTGCCGGGAGCCGGAGCCGGTGCTGGTGTATGACCCCGATGCAGGCGGCATGGTGGAATCCGGCAAGTACCAGTTTGACAGCAAAGGTGCCCTGCGTGCGCTGGAGCTGATCGGCAAGCACCTGGGCATGTACCAGGACAAGCTCAAACTGGACGCCAAGCTGGATACCGGCCAGCTGGGCAAAGTTCTGGAACAGCTGGGTGCGCCGGATGGCTGATCTGCTGCTGTCTGAAAAATACAAGGCGTTCCTGCGCTGCACCGCGCCGGTGGAATTTCTGGAGGGTACCACCGCGGCGGGCAAGACAACCGTGGGGCTGTTCAAGTTCATTCTGCGGTGCGCAGCCAGCCCCAAGCGGCTGCATGTGCTGGCGGGTCTGGACCAGGGCACGATTGAAAAGAACATCATCACCAAGGAGCTGGGCGTGCTGGATGACTTTGGCGACCTGGTTGAATACTGGCCGGGTGGCCGCGGCGAGGACCGCCTGCCCCATCTGCTGCTGCACGCCCCAGGCGGCGACCGCAAGATCTATGTGATGGGCTATGCCGACAAAGCCCGCTGGAAAAAAGCCCTGGGCGGCCAGTATGGCTGCCTGTACATTGACGAGATCAACATTGCGGACATTGACTTTGTGCGGGAAGCCGCCATGCGCTGTGATTACCTGCTGGCCACCCTGAACCCGGACGATCCCGGCCTGCCGGTCTATGCGGAGTTTATCGACCATGCCCGCCCCCTGCCCCAGTGGGTCCAGGACACCCCAAAAGAGATCACCGCCCAGCTGTGCCAGACCGCAAAGCCGGGCTGGGTACACTGGTTTTTCTCGTTTGAGCACAATCTGGGGTTATCCGCAGAAAAACGGCAGCAGATCATCAGCATGGTTCCGCCGGGCACCAAGTTATACAAGAACAAGATCCTGGGGCTGCGCGGGCGTGCCACCGGGCTGATCTTCAACCTGGAGCCGCGCCATTTGATCTGTGCGGCTGAGCTGCGCGCCCTGCTGACCCGGCCGGAACACCCGCTGCACTGGGTACAGCTTTCCTGCGGGGTGGACACCAGCTACAGCCAGCAGACCGCCGATACTTTTGCCTTTGTGCTGGACGGCATTTTATCCGACCGGCGCAAGGTCACGCTGGCGGCCCAGGCCCACAACAACAAGACCCGCGCCGAACACAGCCTGCCACCGCTGGCCCCCAGCGATATTCCGCCCCTGCTGCTGGACTTTCTGGAGCAGCAGCGCAGGGCCTGGGGCTTTGCCCGCACCGTGTATCTGGATTCCGCCGACCAGGCCACGATCACCGAATGCCAGAAGTACCGCCGCCTGCACGGCTGCATGTATGACTTTGTGCCTGCCTGGAAGCGGCTGCCGGTGCTGGACCGCATCAACCTGGAATGCGGCTGGCTGGCCCATGGGGACCACCTGTTTGTGCAGGAAGCCTGTGCCCCCCTGATTGAGGAATACAACGTATACAGCTGGGACGAAAAGAAGCCCAACTGCCCGGAGGACCGCAACGACCACTGCGTAAACGCCGAGCAGTACGCCTGGCTGCCGTATAAGGAGCAGATTGGATGAGATGGATAGAAAGGGTGAAGACGATGATCCGCAGCTGGCTGGAAATTCAGCCTGCCTCCGGCAAAGGGCTTGTGATCCGCGAGCCGGTCAGCTTTGAAACCAACGTGCTGCGCAACCGCATCTGGTACCGCGGCGATGCCTGTGAGCTGGACCAGCTGTTCAAGCTGCTGGGGGATGACGAGGTGAGCCGGGCCAGGTTTTGGGCCGCCGCGCCGGAGGATGAAAGCATCCGCAAAGCCCACAGCGGCCTGCCGGGCATTATGGTGGATATTCTGGCCGGCATTGTGAAAGCCGACCTGAACGAGCTGGACTTTGACGGCCCCGCCGCCCAGGACGCCGCCGCCCGCTGGGCGCAGTTGGCCGAAGAGAACGACCTGCCAGGCCTGGTCAGCCGCGCTGTGGCCGACACCCTGGTAACCGGGGACGGGGCGTTCAAGATCAGCCTGGACCCCAACGTCAGCACAGACCCGATCCTGGAGTTCCGCAGCGCGGACCAGGTGGAATACCGTACCAGCCACGGGCGCATCCAGGAGATTTGCTTCCTTTCCCCTGTGGGGGAGCGCGGGCGGATCCTGCGGGAGGTATATGCCCCCGGCCGGGTGCAGTATGAGCTGCTGGACGGAGACAAGGTTTTGCCCGTCACCGCGGAGCCTGGCACCGCCGCCCTGCGGGATGTGACCTTTGCCGGGGATTTTATGCTGGCCGTGCCGCTGCAGTTCTGGCCGTCCGCCCGTTGGCGCGGCCGCGGGCAGAGCATTTTTGACAAAAAGACCGATGCCTTTGACGCCCACGACGAGATCATCAGCCAATGGATGGACGCGGTGCGGGCGGGGCGGGTGCAGCGCTATATTCCGGAATCCCTGATTCCCCGCAACCCCGAAAACGGCGCGCTGCGGATGCCCAACGCTTTTGGCTGCCGCTTTGTGGCCGTGCATGAAAGCAGCAAGGAAAACGCGGACGACAAGATCCAGACCGAGCAGCCGGACATCCGGTATGATGCCTTCCTGGCCAGCTACACCGCCACGCTGGATATGTGCCTGCAGGGCATTATGAGCCCCGCCACCCTTGGCATTGACCTGGGCAAAATGTCCAGCGCCGAAGCCCAGCGCGAGAAAAAGGACGTGACCGGCTACACCCGCAGCGCCATTACCGATGCGCTGGAAAAAGCCCTGCCTCGTCTGGCCGAAACTGCCCTGAAAGCCCAGGATATCCAAAACAGTCTACTGCCCGGCGAATACCACGCCTCCTGCAGCTTTGGCGAGTACGGCGCCCCCAGTTTTGACAGCCGGGTCCAGACCGTTTCCGCCGCAGCCGGCGCGGGGGTGATGAGCGTGGAAGCCCAGGTGGATGAGCTGTGGGGTTCCAGCAAGGACGATGCCTGGAAAGCTGCCGAGGTGCAGCGCATCTGGCTGGAGCGGGGCATTGCCGACGCTGCCGAGCCGAAGCTGGATGCCCCCTCCGGCCTGATGCCCGGCCCTGACGCATGACCGCCCGCGACATTGCCGCCCTGTTTGATGCCCTGGAGCTGGATCTGATAAAAAGCCTGCATCGCTGCCTGGCCCGCCACCAGCAGCAGGAGCAGACCGAGGGCGGAAAAAACGGCACACCCCGGCACTGGCAGGCCTGGCAGGCCGCCAAGCTGCGGGATCTCCGGCGCTTCCGCCGGGAAAACACCGCCATCCTGGGTGAATACCGGGACCGCATTGATGCCGGCACCCGCACCCTGTTAGAGGAGGGAGCCGCCCAGGGCGGTGCGGATGGATTTTTCCGGATGAGCGACGAGCGGATGACCGCACTGCTGAACGAGATGCAGCAGGCCAATGAGCAAAGCGAACGCGCCGCCCTTCGCTACATGAATGATGTGTACCGCAAAACCATCCTGCGCACCGCCGCTGCCATGCAGGCAGGCGGGCAGACCCTGCAGCAGGCTACCGACGCGGCGACCCGTGATTTTCTGGATCAGGGCATTGCCTGCATCCGCTACCGCAACGGCCGCCGGGTGAACATTTCCACCTATGCCGAAATGGCCCTGCGCACCGCCGGGACCCGCGCCATGCTGATGGGGGAAGCCGCCCAGCGGGAGCGCCTTGGCCTGGACACCGTGCTGGTCAGCCAGTACGGTGCCTGCTCCAAAACCTGCCTGCCCTGGCAGGGGCTTGTTTACATTGACGATGTGTTCCAGCCCTACCACGGCACCCACACACCGGGCGGGACATACGGCGTCAGCCGCAACGGCAGGCAGTATCCGCTGCTGTCCGTTGCCATGCAGGGCGGGCTGTTCCACCCCAACTGCCGCCATACCCTGAGCACCTGGGTGGAGGGTGTCAGCACCCGCCCACGCCCGATGGACAAAGCCAAAGTGGAAGCCGCTGCCCGGCTGGAAGCCAGGCAGCGCGCCCTGGAGCGCAGCGTGCGCAAAGCCAAACGCCAGGCCGCGGGCCTGTGTGATCCCGCCGCCGCAAAAGCCGCCCGCGCCCGTGTGCGTGCTGCCCAAAAGGAGCTGCGGGATTTTGTGGCAGACCATGGGGATGTGCTGCGCCGGGATGTGTGGCGGGAGAGGGACACGGCGGCGCTGGAACGCTATACAAACCCCGCCGCAAGTGGTATACTGGACACATCAAACAGGATTGGTGTGAACCCGGACGTGAATTATATTTGTGACTTAAACCCTGAAATTTACAAAGCAGCTGTTCCAACTATCACTACAGAGCATGTTATCATCACGGATAAGCAGCTTGAGCATATCCGTGAACGGCATCCTGATATTTCTGCAACAGTCATGGAGCAGTTGACTGAAATCATTCACGCACCGGACTACATCATCGAAACCGACATGCCATATACTGCAAATATTCTGAAACACTTGGAAATCAACGGCAAGGGGTACCAGCTGGTGCTGCGCATCCGGACTGACAGCGACCCCGAGGAGTTCCAAAACTCCGTTATAACGTTTATGTCTGTAAACGAAAAGCGTTACCGCCAATACCTGCGGAACCGCAAAATACTTTACAGCCGGGAATGAATGTGCTAAAATAAGCATAGGATAAGAAAGGCATTTGAGGTGGTAAATTTCGTAGCGACCACACGCCGATGGTAACGACAAGGGCTTTTGCCCTGAGAGATGCAGGAGGATGCTACGCCTGCCAAATGCCAATCGATGGGGAACGGTTCCGATGCCGTTCCCCGTTCCTATTTCATAGCCTAATCACCACGATGCAAAAGCACCGTGGTATTTTTATGCCTGCTTTTGACCGCATGAGGTCAGGGCGGGCAATTTTTATGCCCAAAATCAAGAAAGGAGAACCCAATGAGCGCAAAGAAAAAGCCTGAACCCGCGGCCCCTGCCGCCCAGGAGCCGCAGCAGGAAGAAAAGGGCGCGGATCCCGCCACGGACAGCCAGCCGGATGCAAAGCCCGCTGAACCCGCGGACGCTGCCAACCAGCCCACGGACACCGAACCACCCGCCGGGCCGGATGCAGAACCCGACCCGCAGCAGGACCCGGAGCCCCCGGCGCAGGAGGAATCTTCCCCCACCCCGCAGGCGGAGGGCACTGCTGCCCCGGATACCGAGCTTGCCCAGGTAAAAGCGGCCCTGCTGGCTGCCAACTGCGAAATTGCCGCTTACAAAGCCGGTGTGGACAGCGCCATGGTGGCGGATGCCATCACGCTGGCCCGCGCCGAAGCCGGGCCGGGCGCTGACGAAGCTGCCATTGCCGCTGCTATGCAGCGCGTGCTGGAACGCCACCCGGAATGGAAAGCTCCCGCCGCGGCCAAAAAGACCACCGGCGGCTTTCGGCTTGGGGCTGACCCTGACGCAGCTGCCAAGCCCACCGCACCCCAGAAAGACCCGGCCGGCGCCAAGCGCTGGAACCGGTTCAAATAACCACCCTGAAAGGAGCCTGACACCATGGCAAACACCCTGAACTATGCGCAGGTCTGGAGCCCTGAACTGCTTGAGATCATGACGCAGGAAACCCTTTGCACCCCCTTTATCACCACCAACGTCAAGTGGCTGGACGCCAAAACCTTCCACTTTACCAGCATGAGCACCAGCGGCTTTAAGAACCACAGCCGCAGCGGCGGCTGGAACCGCGGCACCTATACCCAAACTGACCACCCGTTCACCGTAACCCACGACCGCGATATTGAGTTTTTGGTGGACAAGGCCGATGTGGACGAAACCAATGCAACCGCCTCCATCCAGAACATTGCCAAAACCTTTACCAAAACCCAGAGCGCACCCGAAAAGGACGCCCTGTTCTTTGCCAAGGTGGCCGCAACCGCAAAAGCCCAGACCGGCTACCACACCGAAACGGACCCCGCCACCATCACCAAGGCCAATGTTTACCCCTACCTGAAAACCTGCCTGTCGGCCGGCAAGCTGCGCCGCTACAAGGCCAAGGGTGCCCTGATTGCCTATGTGACCAGCGCCATTATGGACGCGCTGGAGCAGGCCCCGGATTTTACCCGCACCATTGCAGTGACCCAGATTGCTGACGGCGGCACCGGCATTGAGACCCGCGTGACCGAGATCGACGGCGTGCCCGTGATGGAAGTGATCGACGATGAAGTGTTCTATGACGCTTTCAAGTTTGACGGCGAGAACGGCGGCTTTGAGCCCGCTGCCGGTGCCCACAAGATCAACTGCCTGATCGCAACCCCGCTGACCACCAAACTGGTGCCCAAGATCAGCTCCATCTACTACTTCAACCCCGGCTCCCACACCGAGGGGGACGGCTACCTGTACCAGGAGCGTGAACTGAGCGATGTGTTCACCTTCCCGAACGGCAAGGACGGCAAGGTGGACAGCGTGTTTGTGGACACGGCTGCCAGCTGATGGGCGCTTATGTTGACGAAGCCGATTACATGGCCCTGACGGACGGCAGCCAGCCCTATGACGGTCAGCGGATCTTGCAGGCCGAGGACGAGGTGAACGACCTCTGCTTTGGCCGCATTGCTGCCATCGGCTTTGAACACCTGACCGAGTTCCAGCGCCGCCGCGTCCAGAAAGCCGTCTGCCTGCACGCGGTGTTCCTTGCCCAGTATGCAGACATGCTGCAAAGCCCGCTGGCCAGCTATGGCATTAACGGGGTCAGCATGAGCTTTGACAGCGGCAAAACCGTAACCCAGGGCGGCGTTACCACAAGCCATGCCGTGCTGGCGCAGCTGAGGCAGTCGGGCCTTGCGGTCCGGCTGATCCCATGAGGTGGCCCCAGCTTGTGCCCCCCGCCGTGTGCTGCACCCCCTGTACTGTGGTGCTGACCGGCACGGAGGGCGAGGACGGCGCGCCCCAGGTGCTGGCCGAGCTTTCCCTTGCCTGCAACTGGCAGGACAAGCCCCGGCAGGAGCTGGACGCCGAACGGCGGCTGATTACCCTGTCCGGCACAGCGCTGTTTGACGGTGACATTGCGCCGGATCTTGAGATCCTGGCCGGAACCCTGACCCTGTACGGCCGCAGCTGGGTGATTTACCGCGGCACCAAGTGCCGCAACCCGGACGGCAGCGTGAACTTTACCCGCCTGGAGGTGCGCTGATGGAAATTGAAGTCAAGGCAATACCGCATAATTCTAAGTGCCGATACGGCGAGCGAGGTACGGCAGATGCTAAGCCAAAAGCGCAGATAATACTGGATGTCTTATCGAGCATTTTGGCAACGCAGATGCCGTGCCGCAGCCGTCGGAGCGGTGCTTAAGCCGTAAGGCGGGAATTATGCGGTATTGCCTTAAGCTGAATCAGCCCGCGATCGAAGCCATCCAGCGCGCCATGCAGGACGCAGCCCTGGAAGCTGTTGGCCTGCTGCGCACCGAGGTGACCACCGCACAGGTCATGCCGTTTGATACCGGCACCATGCAGAACGCCCGCACCGCCGTGGTGCAGGATGTGTTGCCGGACGCAGTGCACACCGCACTGGTTACGGATACCCCCTATGCGCGGCGGCTGTATCATCACCCGGAATATCACTTCCAGACCGGCAAGAACCCTAACGCCCGCGGTGAATGGCTGCACGACTGGCTGCCGGGCGGCGCACAGGAACACTGGCTGCAAACCACCTATGAATCCGCCCTGAAACGGAGGCTGCCCAAATGACCACCGAACAGCTGAAAAACTGGCTGAAAGCCCAGCGCCCGGAGCTGGGCAGCTGCATCCGCCTGGGGGCCGTAGACGCCAACGCTGAATACTTTTTGGGCGTTTACCCTGCTGCCCGCAGCGGCCCGGCACACATTGCCCTGGGCGGTGCGGCACAGACCAGCTACCAGGTGCAGGCCTTCCGCCTGCTGCTGCGCTGGGGCAAAGCCCAGCCGGAGGCCGAAGCCCAGGCCACTGCCCTGTGGGGGCTGTTTTATGGCCTGGCCGGGGCGCAGATGGCCGGTGCAGATGTGCTTCTGGCAGACCCCGGTGTGGGGCCCATCCCTCTGGGGCGCGGGGCCGACGGCGTGTTTGAGTACGCCATCAACCTGACAATGACCTGCAAAAAGGAGTGAAAACCATGGCAAACAAAACGGGTGTTTACCCCGTATTTGAAAACAAGTTCAAGATCGGCGCCCGTGGCGGCGCCACCAAAAACACCATCGCCGATATGGAAACCTTTACCGTTGCCATTGACGGCAATGTGGAGGAGTGGAAGCCGATGGAGGCCGAAGGCTGGGTGCGCCGCATGGTGACCGGCAAAAGCCTGAAGATCACCCTGTCCGGCAAGCGCAGCATCGGCGATGCCGGCAATGATTATGTTGCCAACAGCGCCTGGGGCACCGGCTCCACCTGCGACAGCAGCTTTGAGTGGGAGTTCCCCAGCGGTGCCAAGCTGGAATTTGACTGTGTGCTGAGCGTTACCAACCCCGGCGGCGGTGATTCCACCAACGTGGCCGGGCTGGAATTTGAGGTGCAGAGCGACGGCAAACCCACCTTTACCCCCGCTGCATCCGGCTGATTTTATTTTGTGCCGGGCAAACCGGCGGGCGGGCTTGGGGCTTGAAATGAATACAACACAATGGAGGGATTCCCTATGGGCAAACTGTATACCCTGGACGGCAAGCTGCTGACCGAAACACCGGAGATCCGCGTGGGCGAAAAGATCTACCCCGTGGACAACCGCAAAAAGACCGTGACCAAAATTCTGGATGCTGCCACCAGCGCCACCAAAAACACCTCTGCGGATGTGATCGACCGCTGCCTGGAGCTGGCGCTGGGCAAGCCCGCCGCCAAGGAGCTGAACGAGATGGACCTGCCGTTCCCCGCTTATATGCAGCTGTTCACCCTTGTGATCAGCGCCGCCACCGGTGAAAAGCCGGAGGTTGTGGAGCAGCGATTTCAGGACCCCGCCGAATGACCCGCAGCCGCTGTACGATACCGCATTTGACGCCGTGCTGATCGAGCAGAGCCTGGCCACGCAGTACGGCATTCTGCCCGCAGCGCAGGCGGAGCTGCCCTACCCCGAATGGGCAAAGCTGGTGGGCGGCCTGATGGACAACACCCCGCTGGGGCGCGTTGTGGCTGTGCGGGGCGAAACCGACCGCAAGAAACTGGCCGCCATGGGGCCGTGGGCCCAGCGCATCCACCAGCAATGGCAGGCACACCTTGCCCGCCGGGCCCTGGAAACTACGCCGCCCGCAGCCCTGCGCCGCCAGATGGACAGCCTGGAAGCAGCCATGGCAAAACTGTTTGGAGGTGAACCCTGATGCCGGAGGGAACCAGTGTCGGCACGATCTATTTTGACCTGGCCTTAAAGGATACCATCAACGCCCAGCTGCAGGCGGCTGCAGCCCGTACCAAAGCCCAGGTGCAGCACGCCTTTAACGGCGTTGGGGACCAGATCCAGAAAAGCATTTCCGCCACCGGCACCCAGGCCGCCCAGGCCGCCGGTGCCGCCTGGAACAAGAGTGTGGCGTTGGCGCAGCTCAGCCTGAACAAAGCTGTCCGCGCCTTTGAGGAAAGCAAAAACCAGCTCAACGCCGCCATGGCGCAGGTAAAACTGGGTGAGGAAGCTCCCAAAAGCGTTGATGCCCTTGCCCGGCGCGTGGACCAGCGCTATGCCGCCATTGAGGATGCCCGCCAGCGCCTTGCCATTCAGGTACAGGCAGCAGCCCAGCGCCAGGCTGCTGCCGAACAGCGCGCCTATGATAAAGCTGCCAAGGCTGCGGAACAGGCCGCGGTACGCCAACAGGCCGCCGCGCGCCAGGACAACACCACAAAGGCTCCGCCCGCCCAAAAATTTTCGCTCCTCAGCGGGTTTGCCAACCTGGCAAAGTCCGGCGCAGGGCTGCTCCGCCCACTTAGTGGCAAACTCAGTGCTCTTCTTTCTGCCAGCCTGGGGCGGGTTTCTGCCATCGGCAGCCGGGCCCTGGGCGGGCTGGTCTCTCGCCTTACCCAGGTTGACCGCCGGTTTGCCAGCGCTTCCACAGGCTGCCGCAGCTTTACGGCCCG